TCCTTAGTAATCTTAATTGTATTAATGCCTTTAGCACTATCAACTAAGAATTTTATCATTTCTGCATTATCTTTATCATTCTTTTCTATAAAACCAATATTTTGCATTTTGTTTCCAGTTACTGGACTTGTTACTGAATCAGAATCTGAAACCATAACAATGCCGTTTTCTGAATCCCAAAATACGTTCTCAATTTCTGTTTTTGACAAATATCCATCTACTACGTTTTGTCCATTTACCTTTTCAATAGATAAAATATTTGCAAACTGGTTTGCTGGATTGTCTACAAGAGATAACTCATGCAGTTCATATGTTTTAATTACACGAATTGTTTTATCAATTTTTTCATCATAAGCATCATCCCAAGTCTTTATATTGCCACCAATTGAAAATCCAGTGTATGTTCCATCTAAAACTTTTTCCCAAGCATCTTGTGCACCTTTAGAAACATATGCAGATACGTAAACTCCACTATAAAACTTTTTGTCGTTTGGATCAAAATATTTGTCTTCTTTAAAAGAAACAATCTTTCCTACAGCACTTGGCTGGTGCATTTCACGAAGATTGCCACGGAAGTTTTTAAAAGCCTCTATACTAGATTCTGTTGTAACTATGTCGCCTTGGCGATCAACGTTATCAAGCGTAGCAAAGCCAGACACCATACGGCGTTCAACATCTACTTTTCCAATGGGCATTGAAAGGCGAACATTGTCACCTTTAGTTTCCCAATGAGCCTTGTTTATTAACATAACGTTATAATTATAGCACCGCTTTATATAGTTTTCTCAACTATTGAGACGATCTACCCTCACCCTGTGGATTACGACCAGCAATGGTCGTTGATGAATCGGAATTATTATTTGTTCTTTCCGAATCTCTTTGGCGAGTACCCGCTAAATTTGCTCTAGAATCAGTCGCTTGTCTTGGCGACATAACAAAAGGATCATCCCCATCTGCCCTTTGTGGCAAGTCTAATTTTTCACGAGCCTCATTAGGAGTCATAACCTGAGTCTTAACATAACGCTCAATAATCTGAGATTGAGCAATTTCATCAGTGAGGGTGAGTTCATTAAATTTAAGTTCAAGGATATCTGTTTTTTCCTTAATAATCTTATTAACTACTTTTTCAAGATGTTTTTGTGCTGGACGAGAGACCTGCTCCTTAAAAGTGCGATCTTGTGAAAGTGCTGCTGCAATGCCTGAATCAGCACCGCCAAGTTTAGAAATTGGAACCTGATGTGCAATTAAAATATCATCACGGTTTTGTTTACGATACTCTTTAAATGATCCATCCTGGATACCATTTTCAATTGGCTCCATTTTAAATTCAACTTTATTACCATCACTATCGCCAGGAAGTGGGATATATAGTGTTCTATGAGATTGGGCTTTTAGTCCAGTTTGTAAAAATCTAAACATTTTATCTTCAGCATCCCCCGATAACTTTGCACCCTTTAAAGTTACTACATATCTTGGAACTGCTTTATTTTCAAAGTAGTCAATATTATACTGAGACGCTAATTGATCTCCAATTAAAGATGGCATTGCTGCAACAATATCTGGAATACCATAAAATGTATTTAATGGAGAGTATTCTTTAAGATGAATAATTTCATTTGGTCTTGGGTCTGTCCCCATAGGGTTTTGATTTTTTGCCCCAAAGTTTCTAAAGTAAACTACCTTTTGACCAATAATCTGAATAAATCCATCACGTAGACGACGCACACGAACAGTAGTTGCTGGAATATGCCCAACATATCCGATATCACCAGCCACGGTTCTACCTACTTCAATAAATCCGTTTCCAGTTGCTTGAAGATCTGTATAAACCTTTTCCATAGTTTTTGTAAAACTATCGTCATCATTTAAACTTTCTAGCCAATCACGTAATTGAATTTTTGCTCTTTCTATACGATTACGAGCACGATCTACTGCTGCTTGATCTTCATTCATTTCAAACCTTAACATGGTTCTATCTGAAATATCAAAACGGTATCCAAGACCAACTACGTTTTCTACTTTAGCATCAATCGCAGCATGGTTGGCAAATGATGTGTCATAGAAGTTGGCTAATTCATACATGTTATATGGTGGAGTAATTACGTCAAATAATCCGTAACCGTTTCTGTATACCGTGCCAGGATTAATCTGCTTTGAACTTGCCTCTACCCCCGAAGGTGTAACATTTGCTGCATTTAAATATGCTTGGTTTGTTTCTGGGCTAATATATTTTGAAAGATTACGAGTTGTTCTACGACGAAAATTTTGGTCTAATCCAGAGTAGTCTTTTAAGTCTTCCCAACTTTTGTTAAAAGGGTCTTGATGCTTAAATGGATTTTCTTCTTTGTTCTGTGTATTAAGACCTACACGGATATATTCTTGCTCATCACTCATTTACAGCATCCTTTCCATACTTATCTAATGTTTGTTGTGCTGCATGCCAAGCACCTAAATCATTCATTGAAGGAATTAGTCCTTCTCTCATTCTTTCTTTTTGTTCAGAGTATTCTTCTTCACTAATTCTTGTAAGTCCAGGAACAAAAACTGCCTTGCCTTCACCATCATCTCCATAGTGCATGGCAGCCTTTCGCAGTTCTGCAATTTTAGATAGATCGCCACGGTCTGAAGGTATGTTTAAAATTGACCCAGTGTCGTCTGTAAACCACTTTCCATCAGACTTTTTGTATACGTAAAGCCCCCAGTCATAATGCTTATCTATTACCTTGCGACGAACATTTTGTACATACGGCTTACCAGTTTTTGGGTTAATTAATGATTCCATAACCACAAGTATATCAGATTATACTGGTGTAGCGACAGTGCTTGACCATTCTACCTCTGAGTATATTTTTAATTTTTCAGGCTGATAGATTAGCCCTTCGCCATCGTCAACTATAATTTTATTTGTCCCTATGTATGTTTTATAGATGTCCAGCGGGTCAATTCCATAAAACTCAGATGAACCTATAACCAACATGCCATCCCAAGTAAAGTTATTCTTCCAGAATTGCCAATCAAGAGTTGTAATGCCATCCGTTAGGACCTTATACCAAGGCCTAAAGGTTCTACTTTCAACCTCTTGCAAACTATTTGCTTGATAGTATGCAATATTATTAAATAGCGCTGGACCTGTAATATTTATATTTCCTAAATATGAATCACATATCAAGGATGTTAAAAAAGAAATACCAATAGATGACCACTCTTTAAGAGATAAGACTGGTTCTCTTACGAGGTTGCCATTTAAATAAAAGGCAAGCCCATTATATTCAACTCCATTCTCATTTAAGACAAATACTCTTGCCCTATTCATAGTAGCGCTATTTGCCTGAATATAAAATTTTAATGTACCATTTTTATGATTAATTTCAAATATTTCTGTTGCTGTCTCTGGGAAAGTGTCTTGGTCATATCTTAACCATAACTGCATAGCGCTTACCTTATAAGATGTTGCAAGTTCTTTATTAATTGGAAGAGAGAGTCCACGATTTTCTAAAACATTAAGTTCTCCACGCACCTCTATTCCAGATGTTTTGGTTAGATATAGATATGGTGTGCTTTCTTTATATATGCTAAATGGATTTTTTGATTTATAATCAAAGTATATTCCATTTTTCTTATAAGGAAACAGATCTACGCCAAATCTTGTTCCAATAGGATTAGATGAATTATCATTAAATGCCTGAGACGCCAACTGTAATTTATTTAAAAATATTGGTTTGGTTAAAATACCACGACTGTTAAATTCAAGAGTATAAACAATCGCAAGACTGTTAAAATCTTTTGTTTTAATAGGATAAACTAATGTGTTATTCAATACTTCAAATCTTGTGTTTTCCCAGTCTTCATAATTACCTACATCAATTACTTTGTACTGGTTTAGTGCTTGTTCGTTTGTAAAAGGTGTTGAAATGTTTGCGCCTTCAGAGACATATTGAAAAGTAATATAACTTTTTATTTGTGCTCCAGTTGTATCGTAATAAAGTTCAGCATTTCCAGATTCCTCAATTAAGTTTGTAGTAGTTGGATACCCTAAATTAAACTGTAAAAAGTCTAAATCATAATATTCATCACCATTTTTATTTTTTACAAATTGTCCAAAATAAGAAAGTGGCAAATAGTCTTGCCAATGTCCAGCAACGCCTATATCTAAGAAGTATTTTTGATATGCTTCGGAAGGTAGAAGTGTGTAACTTGCTGTATGAGAAAGCAATATTAAGCCATTGTCTAAAACAATAATTCCATGTTCATCAAAATTATCTAATATTTTAGACAAATTTTTTGTATTACAAATACCAACAGAATAAATTTTTCCAGTAAAAGGATATTCTCCAAAGTTATCTCCGCCCACATACATTTTTAAAGAATTTTGATTTCCAAAAAATGAACTAACATTTCCACCAAAATTATCAGAAATATCTCTTAAATTAAATCCTGCTGCAAAAATGTTATTTGCTGTTATTGGG